AGGGTAGTAGACTGAGCATCCCCAGCCAGCCTCACCCCAATAGCCACTGCTGTAGCCGCCATCGACTTGGGCCACACATTACCCCGCAGCAACAATCTGCTCATCCGTAAACCAACGCTCATGCTCGATACCGTCCGTAGACCACGATACCAAATAGTAGATCGTGCCATCTTCATCCATGCGCATCTTAGTGATTGGGCCTTCTGGAGTTACAGCCTTAACCTTGACTACATCGCCCTTTTTAAATGTTGCCATGCTTATCCCCTATTAAACAGCGTCAAGGTTGAATGAATATGTGATGTTCAGAACATCACCGCTTACCACAGTACGATCACCCGGCGCTTGAAAGTCTGCCGCCGAGAACAACAGTCCTGTAGTGCCAGACGCAACATTAGTCAAGAATGCACCAGCAATCGTTGCATTAGCATTCATTGTGAACGAAGCAGCAGAAGCTGAGTTGTTGATGTTAGATGGGTCTGCCAAAGTAGCTGCACTAAATGAAGCTGCCTTGCGCGTACCAACATAGCTGCTATTCTCAGTCCAACCAGTATGCGTAGCCAATGTATCGCCACCAGAGAAAGTTGTGGAAGCCGATGTGCCGTTGACCAAACCAATATACCAAGCTGCTGTGTAAGCAGAGCCAGTAAAAAACTGGGTGTTCATAGCTTGGAGGCCGGTATTAACTACAAGGTTAGGCGCAATCTCAACCCATTTCTCATTACCGTTTTTGTCGTGACATGTAACAGTAAACACACCGCCAGACGATAGGCCTTCTACAAAACCTTCTTTGCGTACCACATCACCCGAGATTTTCTCGCTTGACTTGGACTTTTCATTAGACATGATTACTCCTTAATTAATCTGAATTAGCGCACTAGACGATGTGTCAGGGGGCAACAGTACGGAAAACGTACTGTTTGCTGTTTGCGTTTTATCTGACCCAAAATCCAACACCGCTATTGACGCATTACTTTTAGTAGCGTTGTATATCAAAGCACCTCTAGCAGTGAACTGCACTGAGTTCCAAACTACATTACTAAAACTTACGTACACAACACCGTTACTGGTTGAGTTAATTGTCACGTTGGATAACGCTTGTCCTCCTGCCGTGTAACTGCCGCCTGTAACTTCATTAGTTGGTGAATACGCCGTAGTGTTGTCGTTGATGTCAGCAAACGCTGTATACAACGCCATGTATAACGTGTCAGACGCAAGATTCTGCGTACCTCTCACCATGTCCAGCTTAAAGCTGGTAGTTAATCCTTGCTGTATCGTCATCAGGTCACCGGCACTCTAACTTGTCCAGTACGGTACGCATCCTGACGCTCCAAACCATCGCCAAGACGTTTAGCTTCTGCTAAGGCTTCATTGTACTTAGCTTCCACGTTGGCAATCAAATCTTGTTCGCCCTTCATAAACAAATATGCTTCGCGCAACGAACCGTATAACAACACAGGGTCGTAGTTGTCCCCCAGCCATGTTGTACCTGCGGTTACTATAGATTCTGGATAATAGTAATAATGCAACTCAACATAGTAGCCAGCATCAGGCGTGGGGCCAAGGATAAAGCTCAGCTCATTAGTAGCGACGTTGCTTGATGTGGTGGGGCCGAAAATAGCGTAGTACGAAGGCAGTCCTGTATCAGCAGGTGTTGGGTAAGCTTCACGAATGTAGTTCACGTCCTTGTTTAAAAGGTAGTGAAACGTCTCCGTTGCCGTGCCGTAGTTTTCTATGACTGCGATTGAATACACAGACAGAAAATCACTTGGCGCTGAAAGGTACTTGTTGTTAGCTGTTAACGTACCGTACTTGTTAGCACGAAGGGATGGAAATTGAACTGCGTTATAAACCCGCGTTTCAGTCTGTTGAATGAACGTGTTTATCTGATCGGAGCTAGGGATAATTACCTCATTGGTATTATCCGTACTCGTAAAGGCCGTAGTTGCGAAATCGTTTTCGCAATAGGTCTTGATCGTATTAAACAGGGTCGTATAGTTCATTTATTAACCCATCGGACCACGAGCCATCGTGCCTTTAGTAGCTGCACCAGTACCACGAATCTTGATGCCATCAGTTTTAATATGGTCTGCCGCAGGGTCACCAGCACTTACACGGTATGTACCGTGATCGCGTGGGTTCATCTTGTTAGCTGCCAAAGTATTAGGGTCAGTACCTTCGTACTGCGCTTTTACTTGGCCTTCAACCGATACTTTACCGCCAGCCATTGTGTGTGGCTTAGCGTATGACGACGCTGGTTTAATGTTCTTTGCCATGATTACCCCGTCTTTTGGCTGGCGACACGGGACAAATTACGACCCACGCGCATACGGTCCTCAGAGGTCGGACCACCCTTTTTCATGCCTTTAACGCCTTTGTGCATGCGTTTCTCATGCGCTTTGACTTCTTTATCGGCAATCCGTTTGACCTGTTTAGTGTCCATCCTGCACTCCTAGTTAATTGTCACGTTTGCTACCGTTGTCGATGCCACCAGATAGTTTGGCGTCAATCCTAAATCGTTTGCTCTTGCTCCACCCACAGGGTTCCAACCCCACTGTATTACCCTGCTACCGCCTGATGGCGTTCCGTCTGACAACACCGTAGTGCTTGTGTTTGCCGTAATCTGCAAACCGTTATATCCAGACTGTATATAGCTGTTATCTCTACGTGGTTCGCGTACAGCTTGCGGGTCATCCACCGGATACATACCTAACTGCAACTGCGGCTGATCTGGTTCCCAGCAGGTCGGACATACTTTGATCGACACTTGCTTGGTTTTAATGACCAGCTTAATTAGCTCTTTGAGCTTGTACCGCTGACCGCACCTGTCGCACTCAGCAATGCTGAAGCGACCTGACGAAAATCTATTACCCATTACGTTATAAACATCTGTCTAGGCACCAGACGTTCTGCTGCCTTTTCACGGTCCTCGCCTGCGGCAAGGTCCCACGCCTCGTCATACATGGCTTTAAGTAGCTGAACACGCGCTTCAGCCCCCGGCAATTTCATTGCCAACATGTACGCCAACCCCGCAACCAGCGCATTGGTAAAACGAAACGGTATTTCAACTGCATTAACACCGTTACCAGCGTCGTATATGCGCTTCATACGCCAGTAGTAAAACACGTAGTACGGATTAGTTTCCGTACCCTGATCTGGCGCAGGCCAGACGTTAATCTGTGGATGCGCAGCAACCGCTGCTTCCGAACCCGATTTCTGCCCAGATTGACGGTTAATCCACACCTGAATTGGACGACCTTGTGCCAGCTTGTTAGGGATGGTTGAGTACGTCGAAACAGAAATGCGGGTTATGTTTAAGTCTGTCTGGTTTGGTACATTACTCGCCTGTGTACGAATAACTTGCTCAAGCAGATCAACGGTGTCGTCAGGAAGATCATAAGTAACTACGCCCTGCACCATGTTGATTGAGCCTTGTTCAATCGTCCACAGGTTTACACCGCGGTTAGCCCACTCATTTAGCATTAAGTTCAGGCTACGACGCGCTGTCCTAAAATGATAGCCGGTGCGCATCTCAACGCCACAACGCTCAAACGCCTCTTCGAAATAATCGTTGAGGGTCGGGTTAAATGCTGTGGTGTCGGTGGTATACGCCATTACTTCTTCCTTGCAGCAGCCATGTTGTCAATCAAATTTGGATATGGCCTACCAGCAGCTTTAGCTCTAGCCTTAGCTGCCGCCTTCTTCGTTGCTGTTAACACCGAAGGTTTACCCAATTCTTTTGGACGTGGCTTTTCCCACACCGCTTTTACTTTTCCGCCCTTCTTGTACTCAGTAAAGTCGGTGTCATCCCGACGCGCTTTTTTCTTAGCGCCGGGCATCTTGGAAGGGTTGATATCTCCCATGCCGCGTGAGGCTCTCATCTCAGCAGTACCCGCCCTTGTTCATCTTTTTGTTACCAGCCATGACAATTTGCTTGCCTTTGGTTTTGCCGCGTTCTGCAATACCATCACGGCTAGGAGCAGCAGTTTTAACTGCGCCCATTTTGGAAGCAATCACGCCGCCTTTAGCAAACTTAGGCATACCGCCTTTTTTCATACCAGCCATTTCAGACTCCTCATGTTTAACCATTGATTTAGGAGCGCCTTTCTTTTTCATGAAAGACACTTCTTTCTTAACCATTGCTTTTGACTCAGCCATACCGCCTCCTGATTTAGTAAATTCTTTACCCACGCTTTGAGGCACGCCGGCCTTTTTAGCAAATGCAGGGTTGTGGGCAACCGCCTGCATAAAGCGTTCTTGTTTTTTACTCACTGTCGGCATTAGCTTTACCTCGGTTAGTTAAACCGCGCACTGTGTCGGACTCCCAGATGCGAATGCTGAACCACGCAATAGTGACGAACGAAAGCACGTTAGGTAGCCATCCAATTAAAACGCCCATACCAGCGAGGATAGATATGTTATCCATCAGGTCAGGCTCGATATGATCTTTTAGCATTTCCATGCCCTCAACGATTTGTTAATACGGCTGTTCGGGTCGTTCGCGGTTTTGGGAGAAGTGAGCTTCTTTTTCATCCCTTCCATTCTGGAACAGAACGAC